CCAACAAATGTTTTTTAACTTATGATAAATAAATCAATACTACAATCAGTAATTAGCAAATATTATTTAAATGTTTGTGAATCCGTAACATGGAAAACTGAAGACAACAACCTTTCAATAGATTTTATGTCTCCTACAGCAGATATAATAGGTAAAGTAATTTGTAAAGATTTTCCTTTAGAAAATAGTGAATTAGCTATATATAATACCAAAAAACTATCAAGTTTAATTAGTATTTGTAATGGTGATTTACTTTTAGAATTAGAAAAACAACATAAATTAATATCAAAATTAAAAATATCAGATTTAAATTTTAATTTAACATATGCTGTATCTGATCCATTACTAGTACCTAAAGTAGGTACAGTAAATATTCCAGAATTTGTAGTTAATTTAAATTTAACTACAGAAGATATTGATAATTTAATAAAAGCTAAAAGTGCATTACAAGGTATTGATAATATGTTAATTACTACAACAACAAATTTAGATGGGGAAAATGTTTGTGAGTTTGTATTTGGTGATGAGCATGGGCATAATAATAAAATTACATATCAAATATCAGGGGATATAACAGAAGAAAGTATGAAAATACCATATAATTCAGATACATTTAAAACTGTTATTCATGCTAATAAAGATATGGAAGAGGGAACAATGAAGATTAGTTCTATGGGATTAATAGAGTTTAAATTTAAAACAGATAAAGTTTCTAGTGAATATTACATGGTAAGGAAAGCAGAAACTGATTTTTAATATATGTATAATAAATTGACCTTAGGGCGTAAGTATTTTTTTTAACAATTATTAACCGCTGATCTAACGACAGCATAAAACAAAGTGATATGAGTACACAATTTTTAGAAAGATTATACAAC